GGAATGGGTCGCCGGTTATGATGATCATACCTGCGAAGAATGTCTCGCCCTGGATGGACAAGTATTCGATATCGACAATATTCCAGACTGCCCGCTCCATGTAAATTGTAGATGCACCCTCGCCCCGGTAGTCCGAAAGGGATATACTCCCGAGTTCACGATGAAAGCGGTCAGGAACGCAGGAAAAGCCTTCGAGGATTCGTTTTACGGGAGGATCCTCGCTCCTCCCTCATATCTTCATGGGTCCGGCTGTCTCTGCGTGACGTGTCAGGAGGGATAATAGACGATGAGAAAAAAGAAGGGTTTCAAATGTCTCCCAGGGTGTTCGACCTGCTGCGGCTGTCACATTTATTTCGATAAATCCCTGGTGGAGAGGAACCGGGACAGGTTCCAGGTCGAATCCATGCTGGAGGTAACGACCCCTGGGAGAGGAGTCCAGGTCTATACGGAGGATGCTTATTGCGTCTTCCTGGACAGGAGGACCAGGAGATGTTCTGTCTATTCAGAACGACCCTATACCTGCGTCACGTATGGAACCCTCCAGCCCTGTCCTTATGTCCACCCGAACGGGACCAGGAGGAGCGAGGAGGAGATCAGACGGCATAAACAGGCTGTCGAGAGATTATGCAATTACGCTGCGGAGAGGATGATAAATCATGGCACAAATTGAATTTACGACCAGGGAAAAGAAATTAATCCTTATCCTCCGGAAAGTTCGGGAGGACTGGTCATATTCAGACATCGCCCGGACCCTGAACGATATCCTTCCCGAGGATAACCAGAGGAACAGATCTGGATCAGGCGTTAAAAAATTCATTGCCAGAGAACGAGCCCAGACAGAGTAAAATCCTTTTTTATGACGTGGGACTTATTATCACGAGATTAATATATAATTGTCGATGCCTTCTGATGTTATTGCGTTCGGGGATGCAATAACCCACGCAGTCTCGGCGCACGAGACTATCCTCCAGACCCTGAACCGATGGATGGATTTCGGGGAGGGAAAGAGGCTGTTTTATGGAGTCGAGAACTTCGAGGGCACGGAACCGAACTGGGATAAAGTCCCGCTGATTTTCGCATTAAATCATCCTGACGTGGACCAGATGCGTCGGATCGAGAAAGGGGAACTTAATCAGGTTCTGAAAGAGATAAACGGCTCCCTCTGTGGAGAGATTACCTCTTCGGAAGTGGTTATGGCTGGACAGCCCAGGCTCTCCAGCAGGGTCTCCTTTTTTGATCCTTCAATGGAGGCACGATATAACCAGGGAGAGTTATCTCTCTCGACTGGGTTCTTCTGCTTCCCTGGTAACGATGGACACCTTCAGGGGAAGGTCCGTCCGAATCATGTTCTGGTCTTTAAGCAGGATGAACGGAACCAGCCTCGGGATCTCGGGGCGATGTTCCTGAATAAACAGGATGATAATATGCCGACCGATGCTGCTGTTACGCATGCTGGGAGGGTTATCTCCGAAAAGAACAAGAGCCGGTTTAAAGCAGCTGTTGAGGCTCTCCGCTCTCTCTATGCTGACTGGACAGGGGAAGGAGCAGAAAACGCAGACCTTACCTGGAAGAAGGACGAGGAAGAGGAGAAGAAGAAGAAGGAGTCCGGACCCGGAACTCCTCCAGCAGCTGCGAATAAGGAAGGCGATGGAATGGGAGATATAGCCGAAACCCTGAAGAATGAGCTCGCTACGGCGAACCAGACGATTAAGGATAAGGAATCCGCAATCGCCAATAAGGACGCCGAGATCGAGACTCTGAAGAAAGAAAAGGAAGCCCTGGTTAATCAGGTGAACCAGTTCGAGAAGGAGAAGAAGGACGCCGCATGGACAGCCTTCAAAAACCGCCTGCTTCCAGGCTTCATTCCGAAACCGGAGGATGAACCTGCGAAGAGGGAAGAGTTCGAGAAGGATCCAGTCGGGTTCATGAACTCCGTTCTCGACCATCAGATGAAGCCTCCGACCCAGGAGGAAGGAAAGACGCACACTGGCGAAGGGGATAACACCGCTTCGACTGGTATCGGGGTCTGGAATGCGAAGACCCAGAAATGGGAGTGAGGGATAAAATATGGCTGATTCTGGATACGTCACGCCGACGCAGAACATCATCGTTCGTGGAACCTCTCCACTCCTCCACCGGAGGAACATCGGCAGCGCGACGAATATGTATCCTGGACGGATAGTAGTCCGGGAAGCTACCGACTATGATATTAAAGTCGGGGATGGAATCCTCCCGCCGCTGGGCTGGCTGGGATACGAGGATTTCAACGAAACGGAAAGACCTGCGACTATTGACACCATCGCAACGGCAGATACTGAAGGTCCGGTTCATGCTGGAGGCGGGTTCGCTATCAGAGGGACGCTCCATGCTGGGACAAAAGCCGATCAGGGCGATCTCCTCGCATCCTGGTCCGATGGACTGGTAATCCCTGCGATTCTGATCGGAGGGGTTCCTGCGATTAAAGTCCCCTTCTCGAAAAATGCTACCCTGAAGGACACCGGGATCGATATCCCTGCTGGAGCATGGGTCGGTCTTCCCCAGGTCTATGTCGTGACTCATGACGATGCGGGGACCATTGATATCGGGCTCGGGAAGGGAACCGAGGCAGGACACGACGCTGATGGACTGGTGGATGGTCTATCCCTGAACACCGAAGACGGGAAGTGGGCGACCCATAACCTCGTCGATGCGATAGCAGGGAATATTACTGTCGGAGTCCTCCTGGATGAAGTCCAGATTAAGGACGCCACCGGGACCGCCGTCTATACCTCGATCCTGACGAACCATTTCGGTCATATCTGCGACGGGACCTGTGTATCCCTGGACTATACGACCGCAGATAAAGCTGTCGCCGGATACTTCTACGTCCCGGTAATGTCTCCAGGGGTTCAGATCGTCGGGAAGGCTGGAGCATCAGCTGACGCAAGTGCGGGAGCTGCTTCAATCTATGTGGAGAGTGTTTTATAATGGCTACGGCATATGAGAACGCTGCGAAATATTTCGATAAGGAACTTGTCGAACCGATTCGCCAGCAGCTCGTAGGAAGGAAACTGTTCGGAAAGGTGACACGAGTCGATCCTGGAGTCTTCAATATCGACTATAACACCCTGACCGACATGGGAGATGCAATCGTAACCTTCGACCTTCCAGATGATACCATCGAAAAGGATTCTGTGAAGGTTGCGACCTCCAGCATGAAGATCGGGGTTATCTCGAAAGGATACAAGATCCCGAGATCCCAGTTTGACGCCTTCGCAAGACAGGGAACGCCTCTGGACACTGCGGCGATGATTTCAGCCGCCCAGAAGGTCGGAGAGAAGGAAGATGATATGCTCCTCCAGGGCTGGGCTCCTGACGGCTCGAATTATAAAATTAAGGGGCTCTATCAGACAGCAGGAAACTCCTATACGACCCAGAAAGACTTCGCCACTTTTGGCTATCCGACTGCGGCTATCTCTGGAGCTCTCGCCCTGCTCTATGAGGATGGAATCGTCGGGACCAACTTTAACCTCGTCTTGAACTATGCGCAGTATGCGGAGCTCCAGGCGAACTACGAGTATGGAACCTACGAATGGGATAAGATCATGAAAATGATCAACCCGAACCCAGGCGCAGGACAGGGGCAGATCCTGATGAGTAACGACATCTCCGCCGGAACTGGGATGATTGCGCCCGTAGACACTGCTGGCGTATATATGGATCTTATCGTCGGAGCAGACTATAAGAACCAGGTCGCGGTCCCGAAGTTTGATATCTCGCCTGTCGAGGGAATCACCTATACAATGGTCGTTCCGAGAATCAAGCACGATAAGGCGATTTGCACCCTGACGAAGATCTGAAGCGAGGACGGAAAATGCCTCGCTTTATCATTTTACGGGGGAAGATCGGGCGGGATGGTAATGTCCTTTACCCTGGGGACACTTTCGAAATGTCCCTGGAGGAAGCGGGAAGGTTTCCGACTGGGATGGTCGAAGAGGTTCTCCCATTCGAGGAGGAGGTTCCTCCGGAGATCCTGCTGGCTGAAGTGGAGGAGGAGGTCCAGGTCCAGTCCACGACTGGGTCTGAATACTCTGGAGTATATACTTCGCCGGAACCAGTGAAACCGAAGAAGGGGAAGAGGGCGAAGGAGTGATTGAAGATGGTCGCAACTCCCGCCATGATCGCCCAGATATCCGAGTTTTCTGTCAGCGATACCGGGAACGCCATCTTTACCACGTCCCTTTTTAATACTCTCTCTCCAGTCGCCCAGGCTCTCCTCGATGAAGATAATCCAGGACTTCCGGATGCTCTCTACGATTATTGCCACGCCCTATTAATCGCACATCTCTATTCGGTTAAAAAGGGTCTGACTGGGTATCAGTCGCAGACAGCCCAGGGATACTCCGTCCAGAGGAGAGTCGGTCAGACGGCTTATATGGTGGAGTATCAGAAGACGATAAAACGCTGGGCTGCGAAGATCCGGCCTTCTGTTGGTTCTATCAGTAATGAGTATTCATCCAGGAGAGCCGATTCGAGAATGGATGGACTCCAGCTGGACGAGGCTGAAATCCCGTCCTTCTTCGAGGGGCTGTAATCATGCCGACATACCAGGAAGGAGGATATTCGCTGGAGATAGACTGGTCCAATTTCGAGAGACTTGTCGGAACGCTGGAAGGTGTTCCAGATAGAGTCTGTGAGCTGACAGCCCTGGACCTGGAGAAGTCCATTAAGAACGAGCTGGAGGATTCGAAATATACGGGACAGTTACGAGCCTCCTGGAGAGCCGACCAGAATAAAGGGGCCGAGGTTATGGGAGGTCTGTTCAATGTCGTAACCTCTCACAGAGGATCTATCGGGGCTGAATGGGTCGTCGGGTCTCCTCTCCCAAGAGCAGCATATCTTAACGATGGAACCCGTCCACACTGCCCGCCGAAAGCCCCGATTAAAAAGTGGGCTGAATTTAAGGGCTTACCCTGGTTCGCTGTCTGGAAGGGTATTTGCGAGCATGGGACGAAAGCGAACCCATACATCGACAGGGCTCTGGAGAAGACGAACAGAGAAGTTCCGCACTTCATTAACCAAGCTATCGACGAGATGAAGGCGAAATTATGATCGATGCTGATATATCCCGGACCCTGGGGCGAATGGAAGGACAGATGGAAGGAATCCATCGGGAGATTAAGGAGGTTAAGCAGCTCCTGAAGGATCGGGACGCTGACTGTTCCTCCTGTAAGGAATCGATCGATTCCAGGTTCGAGTTCCAGGAAAAGAGAATCGACGGGCTGGCTGATATCCAGACTGGCGAGGAGGCTGTCTCGTCCTGGTGGAACTCCAGCCTTACGAAAATAGGGATCCTGTCTGGAGTCGTCCTGGGTATCATCGGATTCGTAAAGGGGCTGATCTTCTGACTCTTCCGACCCTGGCGACAGCCCTGGACGAGATTATGGACGGGTTCCTGGATGCTCTGAAGGCCGAGAATGTTCCTGGGGGGCTCCTGTCTGAAGTGGTGACAATCGCCCGAGGAGACAGGACTGGACCCAGGGCTGACGCTCCTGCTGTCTACATTACGCCCCGACCCATGACGGCAGTTCAGGGAACAACGACCCGGGAATGGTGGACCCTGCCGGTTCTGGCTGGGTCGATGGTTCAGAGTGATAATGACCCGGATGGGTATTATAACGCAACCGACATTGCGGCACGAGTCCGGCGAATCATGCTGAAACGGCTTAACCTGATGTATACGAAAAAGCCATACTCCGGCGAGTTCACTCCTGCCGCTCCAGGGATGAGGGAGGAGGATTACTTCCGGGCGATGGCTGAAATTCGTATCCAGTTCGAAGTCGAGGAGAAAACGTGAGATTATGACTAACTACGGAATTACGGAGTATTTCAACAAAACTGCGCTCGTAGCAGCTGAAATCGCCGATACCGAGACCTTCACCGTCCTTCCTTACTGGGACGGGAAGAGGACTCGGTTTATGATGGTGAACCCTGCTCCGAATCTGACAGCATGAGGAAGGATGGAACATGACGAATTATACTTTCACCGAATACGCTACCGATGTAGCGGCTGAAACGGCGATCGAACTGCTCGAAACGACCACAAAATTCGACCTTATCGCGTATAAGGAGAAGGACGCCGCATCGAGTAAGTTCATCATGATATCGCCCGCACCGAACGCAACCGCATAGGAAGGAGGATGAAGAATGACAAAATACGCAGTTGAGAGATACACTGTCGCCGAGTTTAAGGCTCTCACTGTTCCTACGGAGACTACCTTCCTGGCGGTCTCGTATCGGAAGGGCTGTGCGTCGATGGTGTTCTATATCACGCCAGATCCCAGGAACGCCGCATGAACACCTTAAAGGAGGTTAAGAAATGACTGCGCCCGACATTTTCAGATACGCAAGATTCGGGGCCGAGACCACATTTCACACCGTAGCGAACGCCACTTTCGGAATCGAGACCACAAGTAACGGTCTCGACTCTCCTGAAAACCAGGAGATCATTATCGACTCCGGCTGTGGACGTGGACCCAGGACGAAAGTTCCAGGGTATTATACCTGTCAGGGACCGATTGAGTATTATCCAGACATCGAGACTATCGGCTGGTTCTGGAGATGGTTCCTCACTGGGTATCAGTATACGGCTGGAGATGGAACTCCGGACCCGAATCTTCATGAAATCTATGGAACCAGTTCTGGAGCCCTGAAATCCGTCACTGTGCGAGAGGGGCGGGATAACTGGGAACAGATCTTCGCCGGTGGAATGCTGAACACCATTGATCTTCGGGTGGACACTTCCGCACAGCTCGGTTCCTGCTCCCTGGGCTGGATTACCGGGAAAGATACTCCAGGGGCTATCTGCGCTGAAGCCGACCTGAACCTTCCCTCGGATAGTCTTCCCCTGGGCTTCGCCGAATCCCGGGTATGGATCGATGAGGAAGAGAACTCGGCTTTAATGAAGTCGATGGTAATTTCAGGAACCAATAACATCGCAGCCGAATCAGCCCAGCGATTTAATTCTCTCTTCCCGCAGGGAGGCTTCCTCCCTGGAAAGCGTGGGATAAACTTCGCTCTCCGGGTCGTCTTCGAGGACAGGACGCATAAAAATATCTTCTGGGGTTCTGATGCTGGACCGGCGACGACTGGGTCTCTGGAAGTCCCGATCTCCTTCAAGCTCTCGGACCCTGATGGATACCGCTCGATCCTGTTCTGTGCGCCCAGGACGCTTATCAGGAGCGTGAAGAGTGCGACCAGGGGAAGCGATCCACTTGTCCAGGATATCGCCGGAACCGCACTTATTGCGAATAATGTCGCTCTGGATGACGGATCGCTCGTAAATACCGAGCTTCTCGTCACTCTGAATAACTATCAGACGACGATGATTTGAGGGTCCACAGATGGAACTCATAACGAAAGAACAGCTCCTCCAGGGAGCAGAATATCGGGAACAGATGGAGATCCCAGAACTGGGAATGGCGGTGGAGATCCGTCCCCTCACTGCCCGAGAATGGATGAATCTCTCGGATATCAGGGTAAAGGATCTCCAGAAACGGGAAGGCGTGAAGAAATCCAGGAATCAGAAAGAGGTTATCCTGGACCTGATCGCCATCCAGGAATCGAACTTCTTGATGAAGTGCGAACTCGTTTCACTGGGAATGACGAACCCCTCCCTTTCTCCTGATGAGGTATCGGGATTAAAGGTGAGCATCCTGGATAAGATTAACAGTCGCATCCGAATTATCTCCGGGATAGACGAGGAGGCGAAACAGGAGATCGTCTCCTTTCGGGATGAGCGAGGACGGTCAGAGTCTGGCAACGGTGGCGATGAGTTACCCTCTGGCTGATTCATTCCAGAGCCTGACTCCAGGACAGATCGCAT